ATGAGAAATCTATACTGCGCAAGTGCATCATGGATTCCCACTTGGTTACATCATGAATTTGCTGCACTATTATTAATGATTCTTGGCGCAATTCTGCCAGATATAGTTGATCGAGCGTTCTCAGGCCACAAGCGGGCGACACACTTGCAATACAAAAAAAATGCGGGCGAATGGCTTTCAGAACGAGAATTCAGCGAAATGCTTGAAGCAAAAAAATCATGGTGGGCAATACATCGAAAACTAACCCATTGGTGGGTTATCCCCATCATACTTTACGCTATAGGACTTCAACCTGTAGCGATAGGCTGGGCATCACATCTACTGTTAGATGCCATAACCCCGATGGGAATACCAAAATTAAGCCCATTTCCAAAGGATGAAACCGGATACATGCGGTTTACTTTTTTGAGCGATTTAAAATGGTTTGAAGGAGTTGTAACGCTGGTGCTGGTTGCGATGACTATAGCAGGGTTTGTGGTGTAAACTTTATTGAATGACATTTCCCGCATTATCGCAAGACAACCAATAATAGCATTTTAAACAGGTGAGGTTTCAACCAGAACCTCAGAGCACATTTCAGAATTTTGGGTAGCATTAGGGTAGCAAAAAGAAAAGGGTTCACGATGCTTTAGCAACGTAAACCCTTGATTTCTATGGTGGGCAATGCAAGATTCGAACCTGCGACCTTCAGCTCCGGAGGCCATGAAAGCGAATGTGCATCATGTTATTTCAGCTAGTTAACACCCATTCTATTCCCTTAAAATTTGGCTTTTTCAGGTGGAAAGGTGAGTAAATCGTGAGTAGGATTTTATTGATCCATTGACATTAAAAGCCCCCCTTTATACGCAGTTCATATTGCAATAATCACATTGTAATATAACTATTAATTAATGAGGGTTTATTATGAAACGTTTAATAAAAGCATATTTATTGTCTTTGGCAATGTTGATGTTGGCGTGCGGTGCTGTAAATGCCGAGGACAACTTTAATGCACAAGGAAGCGCCCTTGTCCCTGGAGTAACCCTTTCGTTTAGTAATGGGAAAGGGAATATTACTGATTTAGTGTTAACCAATATTACAAGTGAGAAGGTTCAGTGTCGAGTAGCATTTTATAATGATGAAGGAGCGGATATCACCTCCTATGTAAAGATTTATTCAGGAGGAACTACCTATAAGCTTATTTCTTCTGGCACAGGAAATTTTGAGCTTCCTGCACGAGCAACTAGACAAGTAACTCTCAAATCGACTGTACCGATTTGGACTGTGGGGTATGCCATAGTTGAGTGGGCTTCTGATGATACACAGACAAGAAAGGCCCTTATAGGTGCGATGAGACAATGGACAAATACTATTATGGGATGGACCCTCATTAATAACGGACAACCTTTCTAATACTTATTACATCCCAGCAGACAAAGCCCCTTGCAACTAACATTGCAAGGGGCTTACTATTTTAAAGTGAGCAAAATTTATTAGATTCGATTCACACCATAAAGAACTTCACTAATAAATTAATTTCATAATACCCTCCAATTATTAGCTATCCATTGACATTAAAAGACCCCCTTTATACGCAGTTTATATTGCAATAATAACATTGTAATATAACTATTAATTAATGAGGTTTTATTATGAAACGTTTAATGAGATTAGGCATGCTGTCTGTTGCAATGCTAGTACTTATGTGCGGGGCGGCTGGAGCACAAGATTTTCCGGTTAGAGGAAGCGCAATTGTTCCTAACTTATTGTATCAATTTTGGTCTTCCGAGCAAAGCATAGACTCATACATAACAATTACAAATATAACCAATGTTGCAGTAAAATGCCGGGTATTGGTCTATGATCATTCAGGAAACGACATAAGCTCATATGGTATAGCGTTAACAGGTGGTAATGGAAATTGGGCCACAGTCTCTACTGGTTCTGCTGATTTTGAAATTCCAGCTCACGGATCACGCTTTTTCCATTTAGCTAATACCTATCCACTTAAGTCCATTATTGCACATGCCATTATTGAATGGTCCGCTGATGACGCAAAACTAAGGAAAGCCCTTATTGCAGGAGGATGGACATTTTTTGTAATGGGCAATTCTAATTTCAGCCACGGAAACTTCCTTGTTAATCACGGAGATCCTTTTTAAACTATTTTCCCAAAAGACAACCATAACAAGCCCCTCGCAACTAACATTGTGAGGGGCTTACTATTTTAAATGGATAAATTACTTTCATAATCCACTCCAATCATTAGCTATATATTGACATTAAAAGACACTCTTTATACACAACTTATATTGCAATAATAACATTGTAATATAACTATTAATTAATGAGGTTTTATTATGAAACGTTTAATAAAAGCATATGTATTGTCTTTGGCAATGTTGATGTTGGTGTGCGGAACTGCGGGGGCGGATGATTTTAATGCACAAGGAAGCGCTTTAGTCCCCGGTATAGAATTTGGTAAACATGGTGGTTTTTCACTGTCTTCAGCATTATATCTATCTAATATTACGAATGAAACCATAAGATGTCGTGTATGTTTTTATGACCACGACGGTAACGATATGTCTTCACGTATAAAAATTAGATCAGGTTCCTCAGCCTCATGGCAGATTATTCTCGCAGCAGGAACGGGAGAAGCTGACATACCAGCACATTCTACGCGTATTTTCAGTTTAGAAACAACTAATAATGAAGAATATAGAATTGGGCATGCATATATTCAATGGAGTTCAAGTGATCCAAAACCTCATAAAGCACTTATTGGTCTATTGAGGAATGCAGGAGGCAACTCAATTGGACTAGTATCAGCTCATTCTCAAATTAATAATGGGCAACCATTTTAATTTTGATTCCATTCTAACAAGAAAGCCCCTCGCAACTTCCGTTGCAAGGGGCTTAAACATTCAATTTGAAAGACGTGAACCTCCAACATCCTTGCCAACCACCCCACCCTATAAATTCAACAAATAATTATAATTTAACATTGACAAGCAATCTTGACAGCTTTACAACTTACATATGGCAAAAGAACAAACTGTATTTTCAATGCGTATGGACAAAGACCTACACAAACGCATCAAAATCTTTTCCGCAGAGCAGGAAATGACCATTAAAGACATGTTCATTGAATGTATGGAAAAGCGAATGGCAGAGGCAAAGAAGAAAGAAAAAGAAGAAAAGTAGCCCAAAAAAAGACGGCCCGCCAAGGTGTACCACCACCTAGACGAGCCTAACCAAAAACGACCTTAACAGGAGGTACGTTATGGCTGAAAAGAACTTAGCCAATTCACACACTTCTGACAACAGTTCAGTTGTTAGCTCCCCTACGCTTGCTATTGCTGATGGTAAGCCCGTTGTTTCGTCCCTTACGATTGCTGAACATTTTGGCAAACGCCATGATGACGTGCTTAAAAAGATTAAACAGCTCGATATTCCGGATGATTTTGGACTCCGCAATTTTGCGGAGTCCTCTTATGTCAATGCTCAGAACAAAGAAATGCCCTGCTATAACCTCACTCGTGACGGCTTCGCCTATCTGGTCATGGGCTTTACTGGCAAAAAAGCATCCGCATGGAAAATACGTTATCTTGAAGCGTTTAATACAATGGAAGAAGAGCTTCTACGGATTCAGAACAAAACAAGCCACAACCAAACCATACAGGCTATTTCGGATTGCTTGATACGTGACAACACCGTGCATGCATTTATTAATGAAGCGTGCGAAATAGCATCATGGGGCCGAGTTTCAAAAACAGAGCTGTATCAATATTACAAACTGTTTTGCGAACGGAACGACGAACTGGCCATGCACCGTGCACGCTTTTTTGCTGATCTATACTCTATGCTCAAAGACGTAAGAGAAACACGGCCACGCATAGACGGGCATCGTTGCCGTATGCTTTTAGGCATTGCGCCATATCCTCAGCTCGATGCACCATCAAAAGTTCCCAAGCTTCCTGCGCCCAAAACCGAACCAGAGATTTATGGCCATAGCTCCCCGAAAAATTCCATAGCTACGGCAAAAACGATCATATTCCAAAATCTGGAACAACTCCCAAGAGCAGAACGCCAAGCAATGCTAATGGCCTACGATGCCCTTATTGAAGCAGAACAGGTTTTAAGTGTGGAGGCAGAAAATGAATAGTAATGATCTATGCCACCACGTTTCGGATATGATGTCAGCGGCTTGTTCCCTCGAATATTTACGGGACCAAATGGAACTGGAACACCGCTATGGCGAAGCTTACCTACTAGACTTAATACGAAAGAAAGTTTCAGAAGGTGCCGAAGCCTTTAGTATGTACGAAGTGGAAGAGCAAAAGAAAAAGGATAGGAAGGGTAAGCCTGCGGCGGTTTTGGAGTTGGTGCGGAAGTAAAAGATTCAACCTCTCGCAGAATATTCTGTGAGAGGCTATCACCTATCTAAATAATCATCATAAATTGATTTTGTATCTTCAACATCTTGCTTTTATTTCAAGCATAACCTATCCACAATTAAGGCATATAACGACCCGGAGAATTGAAGAATGAAAAAAATATTTATTAAATCCCAAAAAAACCACCCCTATATCATAATAACCATTTTAACACTTGGTGTTATAGCCATAACACTGACAGCAATATGGCCCGAATGGTTGTCTAGTACAATAGAGCACCTCAAAAAAGGTGCTAACGGTGGTAAGGATAAAGTTGCAAACTATATAATATACAGAAACATGGGCCTTTCAATTGCCGGACTGATAGGGCTTAGCTTTGCCTATTCCCGTTCAAAAAGTCTTTCAAGACAAGCAACAGTTGCCGAACAAGGGCACATCACAGATAGGATCATAAAAGCGACTGAGCAATTAGGAAGTCCAGAACTCCATGTTCGAATTGGCGCTATATATACTTTATGGAGAACAGCACAAGATACTAAACTAGAAACAGATAAAATCATGATTTTAGATATGCTGTGTGCATATATTCGTAGCCCAACCAGAAGTGATCATGATTTAGAACACTTTAATCTAAAAAATAAATATGGGAAAATAAAACAAATACACGAAAAAAACAAAATACGAGAGGATGTACAAATTTGTTTAACCTTAATTACAAAAAATATTTCAAGTTTTGAGCTAACTAAACATTATCCTTGTAATCTCCAAAATTCAAACTTAAATGAGGCAGACCTTGTTAAGGCAGACCTTAAGGAAGCAGTCCTTCATGGAGCAAACCTTAAAGGGGCAAACCTTTATGGAGCAAACCTTCAGAGGGCAAACCTTGATAAAGCAAACTTTGAGAATGCAAGCCTTCATAATGCAAATCTTAATTGTACAAGCCTTCATACGGCGAATCTTAAAAAGGCAAACCTTATGTGTGCAAACCTTATACTGACAAACCTTCAGCACGCAAACCTTCAAAGAGCAGTCCTTCAGGGAACAGATCTTCATGAGGCAGACCTTCAGTGGGCAGACCTTCAAGGGGCAAGACTTTGGGAAGTCAAACTTAAAGGGGCAAACCTTAAGAATGTTAATTTTGAGGGCGCAAGCCTTAGCTATCTAAACCTCGAGGGAGCAGACCTTAAGGACACAAATCTGAAAGGAGCAAACCTTGAAAGCGCAAATCTTCAGAAAGCAAACTTTTATGGGGCAGAACTTGATGGTGTGATATTTCAAAGTGCAAACCTTAAGGAAGCGAACCTTCAATGGGCATGCCTTGAAGGTGTAAACCTTCACAACGCAAATCTTAAAAAGGCAAACCTTGAAAATGCAAACCTTAATAATGCAGATCTTGAAAATGCAAAACTCGAAGAAGCACAACTTCAAAGGGCAAGCCTCGAAGGGGCCTCCCTTTGGAAAGCAACGCTTCAGGGGGCAAACCTTCAGAGCGCAAATCTTCAAAAGGCAATACTTTGGAATGTAAATCTCGAGGGGGCAGACCTTAAGGAGGCAAATCTTAAAGAGGCTAACTTTGAAGGCGCAAACCTTAAAGAGGTAAACTTTGAAGGAGCAAACCTTCAATGGGCAGGATTCAAAAATGCAGACGTTAAAGGGGCAAACTTTAAGAAGTCAGACCTTCAATGGGCAGGCCTTGGAGGAGTAGACCTTGCGGAGGCAAATTTTGATAAAGCAAACCTTGACGACACTTTTTTTTCAAACAATTAGTCATAGTTACTTAGATATAAATATATTATGGATTAAAAACAAATCACACCCTCTCCCCCTCAACACTAGTAACATACCCCCCACTCCCCAACTTATGAGTCGCACGGGTAACACTCCAAAGACCATTAACCCCATCACGAAAACCGGAAAGCGAAAGCCTACATTCTGCCCTTAGCTCTGGCCTTCCCGGAAGGCTTACGGAAAGGCTTTGCTTACCCCTTTGGAAAGCCTCTAGTTTAGCCTTTGCCGCTTTTGCCGCTGACTCCTGCGTGGGGTAAATATGCCGAATGCGACGCATGGGTTCCCCTGCTCCTGCAATCTCTTCAATATCCTTTGCAGATTCTACAGAACGCCAGATAGCAACGACCTGATTATAGTCAGTTCTGGCGGTGATAGTTACACGGTAATTTGTAACGTCTGTGGGGATCAGGGCCACGGTAGGCATTGATTTGCCGGAAATAGTTTTACCCTGCCCCTTGTGAGCAAATACAAGCTTGCCCCCGTTAGCCTTGGCTATTGCGTCGTGATCTTTGGCTATGCGGGTTAATAGATGCATGTCAGATTCGTTTATCTGGTCGATATGCGGTAAACCTACGCCGGACAAATCAGAAGCAACGGCAGGGTCAAGTCCGTGGTCAGCACTTACCGTTGCCACTAATGCGCCTATCGTTTGCGGTAGCCATGAACGTGTTTTCTGTGTCTGAAGATGATAATACGCCTTGCTCTTTTCCTGCGGTGCGCCCGCCGCCTTAATGCACATTTTATCCGGCGGACCTGAAAGCGTAATTTCGTCCGAAACAAACAGCCCCATATATGTTGCCGCTTCTCCGTAACCAAGCCATACTTTAAGCTGTCCACCTGCTTTCGGTAGCCTGTACCCTTTATCGTGCAGGGAAATAGACAAAGAATCAGATTTTACGCCAGCTTCATCAGTTATAGTCAAAGAAATTAAATTTTCCCGAATAGCTTCGGTTATGTCGCTTCCGTCCGCTTCAACTCTGTATGCTGGCTTGTGAGTTAATCCCATAAACTTATGCCTTGATCTTTTTCCGGTGTAGCCAGTTCCGGCAAGTCAATTTCAATACCAGCATCAAAAACCGGACCTTTATCAGCAAGGCCGGGATTAGCTTCAAGCACAGTGGCAACGGCAGATTCACGCCCGTAATATTTAAAGCAAATTCTATCTAACAAATCGCCGTCTTTAGTTCTGTAAATCATTCTTCGTACCGCTGAATTTTAAGTGTAAATTCTTGCTTACGGGCAACACCATCTTTAAAAAACACGCTGTCCTTTTCACCAACGGAAAGAATCACCCATTCATCATGGACATTGCCAAGCCCATCTACCAGCATCAGCGGGTCGCCCTTCGCTTGCATTGCCCGCATTTTATCAATCTGTCCTAAACCGCCTTTGTAATGAGGATAGATAACACCGGGCAATGTTATTGAATCATCCCCCGGCCCCAAATCCTGCATAGCGGCTCGTTTACCTATCCTATTAATTTTACCCCACCTTTGAGCCGTTGAACGTTGCAAGGTCTGGTATGCGGCTGTATCAACACTAAAAAGAAATTCACCTAGTTTCAGCATTGCCATAAAAAACTCCTAATCATGCAGGGCAAGGCGTGCATTATCGTGATTATTTTCTTCAATTCTCCGCATAACTTCATCCGCTATTTCTTCGGCAGACTGCCCCGGTGCGGCATTAATAGTAATAGTATATTTATTAGATGATGTTGAAGAACTGGCTTGTACTGAACGTGCTTCAACAGGCATTGCCTCGGTTATTGTTTCAGCACGGGCCGTCGCAACAGGGATAGCTTTAGCAACGGCCTTACCAACTATAACCGTTTGATCCTTTTCTTCATCATCACCAAACCCAAAAAAACCAGCTACAGAAGAAATTGCCGAACCTATCCCGCCAAAAACAGCGGCGGCTTTGTCACCAATCCAGCCGAATAAATCGCCAACCCAAGCCTTGATTGGCGACCAATGCTGAATGACAAGCCCCAACGGGGTAAAGTTCATAAAGACAGATTTAATAAAGTCGAATCCGTCGGAAACAGCATTGCCAATCATTGAACCAAAGTTGCCGAAAAAGTCGCAAATCGGGTCCCAATATTTCCAGACAAGCACAGCCGCGCCGATTACCGCAGTAACAGCCAGCCCAATAGGGTTTGCCATTACTGCCGCACCTATTGCACGAATGCCCGTAACAACCGCCGGAAAATAAGTTGAAACAATCGGGACAATAGCCTTGCCCACAGTGAAAAGATTAGTTGCAAAGCGTCCAATACCCAATGCGGCTTTGGCTCCAAAAGCAAACCCGATAGCAATAGCGAGATTATCAAAACCGCCAACAAATGAGGCTACCGTCGAAACCGCACTACCTATTGTTGAAACAACGGTATAAACTCCGCGCCCAAATGCCAGAAAGCCCGGTATTGAATCCTTGACGGCATCCCCTATGCCGATCAAATCTTTTTTGTTACTTGTAACCCAATCGGCAAGCTTTGGACCGTATTCATCAACCAGCGGAGCAATTGCACCACCTATCAAACCAAAAAATTCAGAAGTAACAGACCCGACAACGGTAGTGAGATGTGAAAAGGCCGTATTATACGCCGCCGCACCTGCCCGCCCTTCGTCAGAAAGAACATTTAGCCGCATTTGCTGATCTAGAATTTCATCAATGCCCTCTTTACGTGATCGAAGATAACCAAAAAATTTATTAGCTTCACCGCCGAACAGCATATCAGCGGCGGAAACAGCCGCCTGCTGATCAGGCATATCTTTGATGGCTTTTGCTATTTCCCGGAACTGTTCTTCCGGTTTCATATCTCTAAGCTCTTCAAAAGACAGACCGAGCATTTCAAGTGATTCTTTTACAGGTGTTGTTTCTTCAAGCCCGGCACTTTCACCGAGCTTGTTATTCATTTCTTCAACAAGGTCGCCCACATTGTCGATTTCAAACCCGGCTTCTTTGGCAACTCCGCCCCACGCCTGAAGACTGTCCGCAGACATATTCAGTGATCGGGCGAGGGCCACTTGTTCACCCGTGGCCTTATTTGTCATAGTGACAGCCGCGCCAACAACACCAATTCCAGCAGCAACACCAACCCCGATACGGGCCGCGTCACCTATCTGGCTTTTCATTCTGCTGCCAGCTTCAACCGCACGGTTCAGGCTATCCATATTGCGCTTGGCTTTGCTCAGTTCAGCAGACAAGCGAATATGCTCGCCCGTAAGATTAGAGGTTTTTACCCCCGCCTTTTGCAAGGCCGCGCCCATATCGTTTAGCTTTTCACGACCTGCATTATAAGCCCGTCCGGCTTTCTCTGCGGCGGCATCCGCACGGGCCAGCTCCGCAGTCATTTTTTTAGAAGGCTTTAAGGTTGCTTCATGCTCTTTGCGAAGCTTAGCGGCATTGCGCTTAAGTTCGTCATACTCTTTGCCGAGTTTACCAACAGCTTGAGGATCGTACTTTTCAAGCATATCAAGTTTATCTTTAGTGTTGCGAACAGCATCACCAACTCCGGAAAGATCACCGCCCAAGACTTTAATACTTGAGCGGAAGGATTCTTTCACGGCTCCGCCTATCTCAACAACTGCGGAAAACTTTTTATTTGCCACTTTGCAACCTCATTGCCTCGCTTAAATCATCAAGAAAATCTTCTGTATCCATGTCCATAATTTCGGAGCGGCTCCAACCTGTAAAATGGGCCAGAGCCAACACCCTTTGCCGAACCTCTTTAGGTTCTAGGATAAAAAACTGCGGTACTCTTTTTGAAGCTTTGAATAATCTTTCATGTCCATATTTTCGATCACTGCCGGAGCAACTTCGCAAAGATTGGCAAAAAGCTGTACTTCAATTTCATCCTGCGACTTGCTGGATTTTTTAGCGACAAGCTGATCCTTAACTTTAGGGCGACGCATATTAATTTTATCTAGCGGAACCCCGCCAACCTCAACCGGATATTCAAGTTTAATTTCACTCATTTTTAAATTCTCCTATAACCGTTTTGATTTATACTTTTATTGCGTTGCGAATTTCTTCAAGACGGTCTTTACCGTTAATAGCGCGCTTCATGTTCGGGATATCAATTTCATGCAGGATTGTGCCGTCCTGTTCCCGTTTGTAATATTCAAGCTTCATGGTAAATGTTTGATTATTCTTTTCGCCAGCTTTCCAAGACCCATCTTCAATAGATGTTACGGTCCCACGCATATTGATAACAACGGGCTTTACAGAACCGTCCCAAGATTCCAGCGCGCCCCGCGCGGTGAGCTGTGTTTTTTCACCAACGGCAACACCCCATAAGCTTAAAACTTCAGGGAAATGCCCGGTCAAAACAAATGATGTTTCAAGGCCTTCCATGCCCATATCAATTGCTATTGGACCATCCATACCCCCGGCACGGTGATCATCTGTTTTAACCCCCAATTTTGGGGGCTTAAACTCTTCAGCGTTTCCGGCATAACCTTTACCATCAACCGAAATAGAGAAATTTTTCAGAATATAATCTGCAACTGGCATTAGAAAATCTCCTCAAAGTAATCGTTAACCATACGACTACGGAAAGTTACGTGTTCGGCGGGTGCTGGCGGGGTAAAGTCAAAGTCAAAATATACCTTACCTGCCGCAATCTGATCCGGTGAATTAAGTTCTGGATCAGCCCAACAAGTGCCGCCAAGTATTGCGCCTTGATTAACCAGAGAACGAAGATAGTTATTAACGCCCTCGGTTACATCTTCCATGTATGTTTTGGTTATGTTGCGATCCACGGCCCAAAGGTGAGCTTGAAGCAGGGATTCATTAATCATGTCCGCAGTACGGCGAACAGAAAGGAAAGCCCATTTAGCATCCGATGAACAAGTCCGGTTGCCCCAAAGCCTGAATCCGTCTTCATTAATGATAGTGGTTACATTCTTTTCATTAAGCAGGTTGGCGCGGCAATTTGCATCGCCAAGCGCAAAATCAACAGGGCGGGCCGTGCCGGAAATACCCATAATTTCCTGATTAGATGGCGACCACCAAAACCCTTTATCATTATCAATCTTGGCAATCAGCCCTGCAACGCGCGCGGATGGCGGTTCATTTACATAAACCCCGTTGCGATAAACTTTTACCCACGGGTCAACGACGTAACAGCGTCCGCCAAGGTCATTTTCCATGCTGATTGCATCAGCATCGTTAGTGTTGGGACCATCAACAAGGATAGTAGCCCGTAGACGCGGTGCTATTCCTTCAAGTTCTGCAACAACCGGATTCTTAAAGAAAATACCAGGATGTTCGGAATCCTCTTCTTGCTGGTGGGTAAAGCCCGGCGCAAGTAGAATGCGAGGGGTAAAGCCTAAAGCGGACTTTGAACCAAGCAAGGCTTGAACGCCTAAGTAATTGCCGTTTATCGGATCAACTCCGCCGATTACATTCGTCATGGTTTCGGCATCGTTTGCGCCTTCTTCAACGCGGATCACAACCACCACGGCCCCGATCTGGTCAAAGATTGCATCAAGCGCATTGGGCAAAGTACCTGCTCCGTTACCCACTGTATCAAGTTTTGCGGCCTCAGTACGATTACCTGCAATCATAACAGGTTTATTAAGCGGGAAAACGGCTTCATCAGCATCAGGGGCCGTGCCTATAATGCCGATTACCGAAGACCGGACAGTCCGAATAGTGCGCGGGCCATCGTCAATTTCGATAACCTCAACGCCGTGTAAAAAAGTTTCAGGCATTTTTTTCTCCTGTTTAGTTATTACGACCCATCAAAATTATGCGGAAAATTCCGAAGATGTTTTTAAGTGCACTTTTACGAGTTTCGACATTTGTTGCGGCTTCGTAAGCGGCTTCTGCCGCGTCAAGAGCACTACGGGTTTGATTCGATATTTTGCCGCTATCAATAAGGCGTACCGAAAGTTTTACCGACTTCTCTGTACCCGGCAGAATAATTTCAGAAGAGTTACCGAGTTCATTAAGGATGAACGGCGCAAGCTCCGCCGCCAGTCTCTTTTTTTCGGCAATCGTCATATCATTTATATTTATACTCATGGGCTATGCTCCTTGTTTCCAAGTATCGATTTGAGTTTCAGCAACGCGGCATTCGCTATCCTTAGATAATCCAGACACGCCAAGGGCCACACGGCGGAAAGGTTCAGCCGGGGTTTGTTTGGTCGATTCAAGTAAAATGAAATCAGGGCGGTCTGGATCGGAATCCGTGCCGAGGGTGGCATTTTCAATATCAATTTCGGCAAAATCTGCTTGAGCGAAAGCAGCCCCGGCGGGGCCAGTTGCGGCTGTAAGTTTAGGGATTATGTGAGCGCGAGTAGGGGGTTCTGTGTATCCGGCGGCGGAAGTATCGATTTCAAATAACCTCTCGTTTTTAAGCAATTGGACTTCATCAGCACTAATTCCTCTATTAAACACTCGGATTTGATCAACATACTGTGTATAATGAAACATGCCCAAAAACACTAAATTTGAATAACCCGGCAGTGTCACAGAGTGTATCAATTCACTATCAATATATAATTTTCGGACATTATTACCGTTAACCCCACCAGCCGTTATGCACCAATGATGGTATTTACCGTCCATAATTTTTGAATTAATATAATTATATTGTGCATCAGTCACATACGCAGTGCTATTCTGGCCCAAATAAATAATTTTATTCGAACCGCCAAAACCGATAAGCCTAGAAATGTCCGCACTCGTTACGGAAAAAGATTGTCTAAACATGATATGTAGCCAATTCTTATCTTTTGACCACAACGAAAATGCAAAGTTATTAGTATTAATTGCAGTGGTGCCTCTAAAGCTGACTGTCGCGGCTGGATTAATAGCGTGGCCGTGACACTCCGGTATATGGGCACCACCACCCCATTTACCATCAATTTCAACCAAGCTTGTCGGTGCTGAACAACCATCCGCTAACCCAAGAGGTGACCCTTCATTAAATGGGAAACAATCAACACATGATTTATCTCCAAAAATATCCAATACGTTTGTAGAATCTTTCCCACTAACAGGTGCTTTTTTAACTGAACCCAACTCGGTTGAGACATCAACAGTCACGCCAACAATTGCTGTATCTGTATACAATTTTTGTGCAGAGCTGTTAGACATGATATTCAGTCCTTCACTACGCACCTTCGCACGCACCGAGTATTCCGCCCAATCCGCCTCGCCTTCACCTTGATCTATCCCATTACTGCGAAGCGCGGCATCATCAGCCAGCGCAACCCCTGCCGCACTTGCATCATCATGCCCAACCCACGAACTAGGATAAACTGCTTCGTCACCAGTTATAAAAGCGGAAGCTGTACGAAACGCTGTTGCTGTTGACCAATCAGACCAGCCAAGCACCGCGCCCTTATGACGACACTCAAAAACATAATCGCTTGAGACTTGAAGCAGTCCTGCAGGAATCAGATATTCCAGCACCGCGCCAAGTTCAGGCGACAAATGCAAAATGGTATCGCCCTGCCGGATTCTAAACTGAGTTGCGGCGTGTGTATCCGGTTCATCACCGACAACGGCAAACGGACTTGATTTTAAAGTCGGGCATTCCCCTACATTGGTTGCACCACTGATTGGTTCAGCATTTGCCGGACGCTCTACATAATTAAAAATATCCTTAGTCATGAAAGTTTTAGGTTCAGACCACGGAGACCATTGCCCGGTATTCAAACGGCGTCGAGTCCGCACCTTGTAAATTGTGCTTACCTGCAAATATCCGGCAGGAAGTTCAAAGCTATTCAAGGCTACAGAACTAGGACCGGAATCAAAAACAGGATTGGAAAAATTGCCAGATAGAAGGTCAACCTGCCACTGGCTTGCTTGATGCTCAGTATTTGCAAAAACAGGCACGAACTCGCGGGCGGTAATAATCGGCGTTTCGCCTATATTGGTTGCCCCGTCCGCGGGGTTTAAAATTTCTGGCGTTCCGGTTGCGAGCCTAGCCAGCAAATCAGGATGCGCTTCAGGATTAACATCATGTTCGCTAATATCGTCATGCGTAGCCAACAGGACAGGCGATTGCTTGATTGTAATTTCTTTTGCATTTCCCGTTACAACATCAATGCGGAACTGCTTTTCAAGCGGCGCGGCCCCGGCGGGCAGTTGCGGAATATAATCGTATTGATCGTCTCCCGAATAAACTACTGCATAAAGAATTTCACCGCGCGACGGGTGAGTTGCAAAAATGCCGAGTTCCCGCAGGGTAAAGCCGGATTCAAGCCCGCTGTTAGTCAGCATAGTAAAAATAGTGTAGCTTCCTGCGGCTTCGTCTGTTTCCGGCACAGAAGTCGGAGCAATTGAGCCAATATCAAGGCTCATTTCTTCGCGGATAAGTCCGGTCAACTCTGCGGGCGCACTTTGCTGTGCTTCACTCCAAAGGCCGGAACCGACAGCAACACGGGTAAAATCAAGAACGGCTCCCGCCCCGGTCAGCCCTAAAAGCTCCATGCCGAGCCGGGTAAGCCTCATACCTGTAAAATTAGGCATTCGTGCCTCCTATAGTAATTATATCCGTCACCTGTACGGCTCCGCCAAAAAACAGCCCCAAGGGTTCAACGGAAAGCTCCGTATCAGGTAAATTTATGTGAATAATATCCGCTTGTCTGACTCCTGCGCCTAAATAGAAACGGGAAGGTTCAGACGAAACATTAAAGTGAACAGGGATATGCTGAACTGAGCCGGAGCGAACAGCCCCGCCAGTAAATGCAGGGCTTTCAAGTGTGGAATGGAAAACCACAGAATCAAGGTGTGAACGGGTATTTTTAGAAACAGCTACAGCTTCAAGCATATCCAGATAAGCGGTTTCACTCGCGCCTATTCCGGTACGAACCTTGAACTTGTACGGATCGCCGTTGTATTCAAACCATTCAAGCACTTCGGCAGATATGCCTATTGCTTCCATGTATTTTTCAACGGCCCAAGGCGTACCCTTATGGCTATGAATTTCTATACTTGCCTTAATAACCGCGCGCTTTGTTTCTTCGGGCCATGAGTCTTTCCAAAGGTCCACGGAAAGCGACCACGCCAGCCACGGCAGAAAAACAACCGGACATTTATCAGGGTTCCACAAGTCGCGGATATCAACCGGAATGTTTTCAATCCGTGCAACAGAATTTGATAAATCACGCTCTTGCTTGGTTGCGTTAATAGGTAAAAGGTCAGCCATTAGCCTTCCTCCACTACAAACGCAGTACAAAAAGCGGCTTGATTTAGCTGCATAGCCAAATCCGTAACCGGAGAAGCAAGTTCAACTTTTGCCACGCCTTCAACATGCAAAGCGGCATAAATACCGGAAAGCGGAACAGTTGAGCCTAATGTATGCCGTTCACTTACATATTTAGTTACAGCGGAGCGGGCGGAATCAATTACGGATGAAGGAGCCGGGCCGGGCTGAATAAAAAGTTTTGCGTTAACTTCAAAATTTACAATTTCAGCAGGTTTTACAGTCACATGATCTGTTAAGGGTCTGACTTCGCGTCCGTTGATTACATCATTTACAGCTATAAGAGTTTCCGCATTCGGGGTTCCGTCGCCCACGCGACCCAAAACATAAACCTCAACTTCCCCCGGCACAGAACTTAAAGCCGAGGCATCACGTACAGCGGGAACTTTTAAGGCATGGAAAACATACGCTCCATCAGGGCCGGCAACGGAAAACCCTTCCGGGGCCATTTGAGTACGCTTGCGAAATTCTTCATCTGATTCATAAGTAGGCGGGATAACCGGACGCGCTTCAGAGTCGCCAGCATCAATTATTTTACGCTCAACCGGAGCAAGTGCCGCCAAATTATCAAGGTCATTACCCAAAGCATACGCAACCATGACCGCGCGGGTGGCATCATTAACGCGCTGGCGCAAATTGAGTTCACGGTATGCGGCAACCTCTAAAATTTTATAGGCAGGATCAGATTCAACAAGCGCGGAATACTCAGCATCACGCGCGCGAAGGTCTGCTAATATATCAGCGAGGATTGCTTCATAATCAAGCGTCTCGACAACATCAGGGGCCGGAACCTTGGACATATCAATGGATGTAAAACCATTCATGATATTACAATCCCGTCTAAGGTTATTTCCTTTCCTTCCGGCAGATACTTGCCCACCAAATCAATAATAATTTGTCCATTAGCCTTGAAGTCAGCGGCGGCAACTTTGGTAAGTTTAAAGCGCGGCTCCCATTTTTGGAGGGCTTCGGCAACGGCAGAATAATATTCAACAAGCAGGTCAGCACTATACGGCCTATCAACCAGTTGAAATAAGCGACTGCCATACTCACGGCGCATAATTCTTGAGCCGATTGGAGTTGTAAGAATATCCGTAATGGACTGCCTAAGATGTGCAATACCGTCTAAATGTTTGCCTGTACTGGCGCATACACCTTTCATAATGCACCGCCAGTGGGTTCATCGGTTACATCCCCGTTTTCAACATGAACGTGATGTTGCAGGGAAATACCATCGGAAATAAAATCACCGTCATGCTGATTAACTTCGCCGTAAATTTCACCACCGCCACCGTGGTTGCTGTTGCCCTGAACAAACGGGCCATCAAGAACAAGTAAAGGAGCGGAAAGAGTTATGCGGGTTGCGCTGTTAATGACAACCTCACCCTGTACATCAAGCACGACTTTTCCAGCGACAGTGTGATCAACATCACCGCCAACATCTTTTGAAACATTGCCGCCTATTGTACTGGTAAAATTCCCGCCGATATCATGCAAAACATCACGGTCAACCCTAAAGAAAACATCACGATGAACCTGCAAACTCATATCCCGATCTATTTCACGGATAGTATCACGGTGAACCTGTTCGTTTATATCCTGATCAATTTCGCGGTTAATATCGCCGGGGATATAAGCATGTAAAATATGTTTCAGACGGTCATATTCGATTATTGCGCCGTCTTCATATGTAGTGCGGTGAATAGTAGGACGGTCCGCCGGGGCCGGATGGCTGGTTGAAAAAATAGAACCCAAGACAACGCCACCGGAAATTTCACCGGATGGAGCAAGAACAAGAACCTGTTCATCAACTTCCGGTGCCCACCAAGTGTGGTCGCCGCCAGCGCGGAAAGTAACCCACGGAAGCCAATCCGAAACAGCCTCACCAAAGGACACACGTAAACGCGCCTTGCTGTAATCAGCTTCGGCAACGGTTCCGATGCGAACTACGTTTGATAAGCGGCGGTCAAGTTCTGCTAGCAGGTAAGGGTTGCCCTGTGACATCCTCATACTCCTCTATGTTTTCAGCTCCGATTAACGGGGTGTAGCCAAGAAAAACCGTTTCAGGAGTTATTCCCTCACCAGTCCAAACGGATTCACCCAGCATGCCGCTAAACTCAAATTCAACCCGCCATTCTTCGTATCCGTCCTTTGCGGGTTTAAAATCTTCAGGATATCCACCTACAAACTTTGCCGCTGAAACCGGAAGCCCGAAACGGTTGCCATCAATAAATTTAGCCAAAGCACAAACAATGGCGGCAACTTCACGGGCCGCATTCTTCACTCTGAAATGTATAAGAGGATAGACAACCCAACGCATATTAATTTCAAGCTGGCCTGTGCCGGGGTCAGAGTCGCTAGGTTCAATCTCTGAAAGTTCAAGAGCCAGTGCAGGGGCAACAACCTTTCCAGTTTCACAGCGATAATCACCAACTGTGCATTTTGGAAAAGCTTCTTTAAGCTTTTGGACAATTGCTTCGTGTGCATCAACTATGTTTATTTCTTTGATTCCCATCTAATTTCCCGTTCAAAAAATGTGTAAAATTTATTTTCAAAAGCCTTAAGAACATCAGCTTGAATGACATACTCCATAATCCGATCAATGCTTTCATACTGAGGAACAATGGGATATTGCGGAAAACTGCTATCTGAAAATCCAAGTTGCAATCGGCTAATCCTGCCGTAAGCTTCGCTTTCATGAAAAACCTTTTCTACATAAAGCCTTTTGGGAACGCGCCTATAAACACCACTTCTCCCATCACTTTTACGATTTGCAATAAAAGCGTGATTCCTATGAACTCCACCAGCTGTTACCCCGCTTCCGTCCTGTTTTGGATTCATCTCACGCAATGGAACAGGCATTTGCCCGAACCAAATACTTCCGGTTTTTTTCTTCTTTCCCCATACAGAGACATTAATTCGTTTTTTAAGAATATTTTGTTTTATACCTGTAAGTTGAGAAACACTGCGAAGTGCTACAACTCTTAAATGTCGTGCTGTTTTGGCTATGGCTCTTTTACATGCAATATCAATCTGCTTTTCAGTTGCGGCAAAATCAGCGGCAATCATATCCAACTTATTTGCATCTACCCTTATGTGATTATTCGACATTGAAAGCCTCTTTACTGAGCCAAAGAGAGTTCAAGTTTTCCAAGTCCGGAACCGTCGGGCAAAAACCTTAAAACATCGTAGGTTTTACCTTCCAAAATCACGGAATCGCCCCGTTCAAGATCGGTTCCGTCAACTTCTTTGCATGTTAGTACTGGCTCATCAGGATTAAAGATCATTGCGCGCCCTAATACGGCTTCATCCATGTCAGTATCTTTATATGCTTTGAATGGTTCTTCCCGCCCGAAAATAGTCACTTCAACAGCATCAAGACCTATAAAAAAGATATCTAAATCATCATGAATATCCATTACTCACCTGTGCCTGCTTGAAATTCGTAGCACTCAATAGTGCTTTTAAGCCCTTTGATATAAGCCTTGTTTTCAACTGTATTTTCCATGATGCGGTTTATGTTTTCCTTTGATCCGATATGCAATTCTTCAAGTAACGGTTTAAGTTCCGGTTCTTCAGGGGCAGGACATTTTTCATATTTTGCTACGACTTCAACCCGACGGACTTCATCAATTTTACTGACTCGCTTGTGAGTGCAAGCCGAGAGTATTGTTAATAAACTCAGTAGCAAGGCGACTGTCTTCATTGCTGATAACTCCTGTTGAATTGGTCACGGGATAATTGCGGGCAGAATTTAAAAGCTTCAAAGCTTTGGTCCTTTGAACACGAAACCACTTTGCCGAGTTTTGAACCTTTGCAAGTTGCCCCTGTAAACTTTGAACCACCCGCGTGGACTGACTGCGACTTTGTTTAAGCAAGGTGATTTCCGTTTGCCCTGTTCTTATTTCCAATTTGTAACCGGCTATGTCCGCATTAAGTTCAGCGTTCGCTTTTTCAAGCTTTGCAATGTCGGTGTTAAGGGATGAAATCCACATAGCCACACCCGCAATCGCAACGGTCAGAATAAGGGCAACGACAAGCCCGATTACGAGCTTGCCTTTGCCACCGCTGAAGAAACCTAAAATCAACGATACGGGAATCATGACTTCAGCTCCCAAAGCTTTTCTCTGAATATATCCATGTCTATGTTGGGACACGTCTTGTGGTCATCCAGTTCGTAATGGCCATAAACGGCATCAGGGTCTAAATTGAAATGTCGCAAAAGCTCCTGCACTTTCTGACAAGCCGCATCCATCTGAGCATTGGTGAAAGAATCCGTCCCGATAAGGCAAAGTCCGACTGAGCGGCTATTATGTCCTTTGCAATGCGCTCCCACCACATCAAGCGGACGGCCTGATTCAAGTATGCCGTCTTCGGCAGGATTATATTCTGCGCGGCTTGTGCGGTGGCCGTTCAGGAACACCCCATGATACCCGATCCCGCTCCACCCTCTCTCCAGATGCCACTGGTTGATTACTGCCGCGTCCCCCCAAGTTGAATCCGAGCAATGGATCACTACCATGTCCACTAGACGTTCCATAACGACTCCTGTTTTGAATCGGATCAAATTCGTCTCTGAATGACTTAATCCGGTCTGTCAGTTGGCGCGGAATGACATGCACATCCATTTCCGCAAGGTGAACTGAAACACTTAAAAATTCATTTGAAGCTAAATACATAACCAGAAATTCACGGATATAAGCAAAGACAGAAGGCAAGGATTCATCAAGGGTGATATCAAGCATATTCGCCATGATGATTGCCACGGCATAAACGAAAAACTTGCTTAATCCGTGTCTGAATTTCACACTGCTGTATGAACCATTTTGCAAGGCTCTAAAAAGCCCAAGCACAAAATCAGACAGATAAAGAATCGCTAAAGCCAGAAGAGCTTTATCGAACCCGCCGAACAGCCATGAGGCCGCAGTGCAACAACTGGCTAGGCAGGCTTTGATTGTGATATTGTCGAAAAGTTGATTCATATCTGTCTCGAATTCTTCTTTCAGGTCCGAACCGGATAAGCCCGAATCCGGACCTGAATTCATAATTAAGCGTTAAGCTTTACTCTTACGGTTGCATCTTCAGCCACAGCTGAAACAAAGGCCACGCCCGCTTTCGTATTTCCACCTTCTGTCGCTGTGATGCTCTTTCCCGGTGTTAAATAAACCTGTGCGCCCTGCTCAATTGCCGCCGCAGTTTTGGGAAGTTCCCAAACTTCCTCGGTTGCAAGTTCGCCTGTTGCTCCATTGGGAATATCAATCAGAGCCACGCCCACCAGAGCGCCTACAACAACGGCTGAACCGGACAGAACATCTGCTCCGGTTGAGTTCGTCCACGTCATGGTTTTACCAATCTGAATGTAATTACCTGCCATGATAGTTCTCCTTATTTGCCGGGGTTCTTCTGGAATCCGCGGTGATCCATAAGCCCTGCACCAGCTTCGAGACGAACCTTGATTTTAAGGCCGTCTGAATCAAAATCAGGTTCTTCATCAACAAATGGGGATTCAATGCCGTCAAGGAATGCAACTTCGATGGTATCCACCTGTGCGGGATCGCCGATCAGGTAAAAAGCATCGGGGTCGACATCATCAAGGCGTGGTTCGGAAATTGGTTCAAGTTTTCCGGCCCAAGGATTGTGAACACCGGAAGACATGTTTGCATCCGGCAGAGCCGCAGAACGGATAAGCACCTCAGCTTCGGTTTCCTGTGCGACTGGAGTCAGCAGAAAACGAGGACGCAAATCAAGACGCGCACCATTCGGCCCTTTCTGCATACGCATACCCTTACGGCCAGCATTTAAAGTGGCCGCAGAGACACGCCCTTTAACAGTGTCTTCAAGGTTATTGTGCTTGGCATGGAACAGGTTGTAATTATCGCTCATTTTAGGATTAGAAAGCAGCAAACCATAAACAATATCTGCAACCTTGCGGGCCGAAGCATTACCGAACAATTGCGGAATACGGGTAAAGACTCGCAAATCATCATTAACCATCATTTCACGAGTCAAGCGCACGTTTTTGCCGTAACGGGCAATACGGTAGCTTTCCATGGAATCGCTGAACGAACCTGTTTTGTATTCACCATGTTCGTTGATAAGTTCCAGATCAGGAGCTTCGGAAAGGCTTACGCCGTGTATCTCTTTAAAATCAGTAGCGGGAATTATGTTTACCCAAGGCCGCCACGTTGCCGGAGCTTCGGCATATGCTTTGAGCAACACTTTATTAGTTATTGCCGCAAATATTGACGGAAAATCGCTAGTGGAAGCTCCGAATTGCTGAGGCCTAAGTACTTGTGAAGCAAGCTTTGCCTGTGACATTCCACGAGTTGAAACACCGCTTCTTTCAAGGATATCCCTTGCAAGATCAGTAAGACGCATAACTCTGAAATCTTCATAGCCCGGTGCGGGTTTTTCTTCCCTTATGCCAGCACGGAAAAGCATTCCGGACACAGCCGCATCATGCAATTTTTCACCTTCAGTACGTCCGGCAAGAATATGCCCTGCCGGAGCAAGCGGCTGGTGCTGGGAACTCAGTTCCGCCAAAATCAACTTATTCAAATCACTTGTCCCTTTTCCGCCATCAACCAGCTTTTTACGGAAATTCGCAGACAGTCCGAACATTCCAACTTGCTCATCAATAAAATTAATGCGCTGGCGTTCCGCAAGGGCTACTTGCTGTTCATTAACCTGCAATGGTTGCGGCTGTTCACTTTGGTTAGCCAGAGCTTGCGGGGTTGGAATTACTGGTTCTACTTTCGAAGCAACAACCCCGCTCATCCATGCAGGTGCATCTTCAAGGTTATTCAGGGCTTCATAATTAAGCCCCATTTCTTTTAATAGAGTGCGGGCAGAGTCCTCAGTGACATTTTCAAGGCCATTAGCCCGCAGGAAAAGTTTCAACCATTTTTTCATGACTGATTCCTCCGGTTTAGGTTTTGGCCGTTCATTCATCGCCACGGCCTCGGTAGCTCCATCCGCGCCAAGAACGCAGAAGGAAGTTTCACGCACAAACGACTTGCGCCACACGTATAAAGGTCCGGCAAGCTCCTCACCGTTAACAATAACGGTTGCGCCTGCTTTCACTTCTTCAACAGCTTCGGGCCATACTCCAATGGATGCCTGCCACGGGAATTTTTGATCAGAAAGTTTAATAACTTCCTTGGCATCGTCCGTATCCAAAAAGAATCCTTCCAGCACCAAGCCGCATTCTTCCACGCTGATTGAATCCGCAATGCCGATCTTTTTGTCAGAATCGTGTTCTTCTAAAATGGGAATGCGGTTTTCTGTACGGATGCCGGAAAGCTCAATTACAAAACTACCCATGAACCGCTGAACAACTGATCCGGTGTAACCGACAATGTGAAAACGGCGCGGCTTGCCTTCTTCCTGTTCTGAGAGGTTCAGACCAGCCGTTAATTGCAGTGGCGCATTTTCATTTTCCGCAAGGTTTAAGGGGAAAAACTTATTCACTTTTAGTCTCCGTTAAACCCCGTTTCTTGAGGTCGTCATTTTCACGGGCCAACTGTTCAACCACTTCGTCATAGTCTTCGCCCCGCTCCGCACAGATTTTACGGCGGGTAGTACAGCCCATATTGAGCAATGACTCTGCGGACTTCGCATCCTTAACAGGATCAACCCAAGACCAGCCGGGGAACTGACAGCTTGCCGGAACACTAGGGCCAGTCAGTAAAGGTTCAAGCCCGCCCAGCCAGAGCATGCGGCAGAACATTTTCCATGTTGGCATTATGGCCTTGCGGCCCATAAGATTTTGCTGAACACGATAACCGCGCCGTTCTTCCAGAGTGGCGGAACGGGCGGACGCAAAGGAGGCATCTGAATAATCGTTTGAAAAAGCTTCGTAAGACATGCCGAAGCCTGTAGAACTGCCGCGCAAACTTGTTTTTACATACGGTTCATAAGTCGGGCCGGGGTGCGTGAACTGGGCTTCATGAACCTTAGTTCCTTGCGGCAAGGTCACAATCTGCCCCGGTTCAACGTAATCTGGAATGTACCCTTCCACGCCCTCGGCCTGATTCATCATTTCGCCGCCTAGCGGATTCATCATTTCCGCATAAGGAGTTTCAACAAAGAATCCGAAAGCCGCCATAAGCCGTGCAACAATACGGTGCGAGTCCTGAAATTCGCTGAAATCGCGCATTTCCATAACCACCGGAGCCATCCAAGAAATGCCACGGTTCTGACTGGAGCGGACAGGCCGAAAAATATGACGCACCCACTGAGCAGAAACACGAATAGATTCACGGCTCAACAAGCGGCGCATATCACCGGGGTGTTCGCTGTATAAATGGTAAGCAACAGGATGCCCTTTGCGATTGAACTCAACGCCACGCATGGCGTAACCGCCACCCGCTAAAGGCCCATCAACGGAGCTGTCCAGATAGTCGCACTCCAAAAGTTCAACGCCCAAAGGAGCAAGCCCATGCTTCATAAGGTCAGGATCAGGATAGAAACGGAGAAGGCATTCACCGTCCTGCCAAAGGTGATTCATAATAAGCCGTTGCTTATCTTCAAAACCGACTTCATCCGCTTCCGCCCAGTCTTTCCAGTGCTGTTCAATTTTGCGGTTAAAGGTGTGGTCAAGATCACCATCCGCATTAAGCTGTGCGGCCTGCGGTTTGATTCCGGTATAGATAACGTTGTTTGCTATGCGTTCCAGCGCACCGGAAACATGGGCCGAGTTACGCACCAGATCACGAGCACGAGCCACAATTAAGGCATGTTCATTTCGTGAAAGAGTATCGGCACTACGGCTGGTAGGTCGCCAACTGGAATTAGGCCCACGACGGGATGCCGCAGAGTAAGCGGAAAGAGTTGCACGGCTACGGCACCAGCTTGCCGCAGCATCGGGCGAAATTGCACCGACACACTGAGCAACAAAGGAAGTCCAGCCATCATAGACGTTCATCTACGCCCCCGAAACGAAGCACGGGCAATAAACCCCTTGCCGCCGTTACCAGCAAAAGCAAGGCGCATTTCCACTTTCTCCCGCTCAGAATAAAGCGACTGCAAAGAACCACGGGTGAGAGTCCGACCATTCAAGGTATAGGACTGTGCGCCGCCTTCAATTGCTTCGATTGCCTTATTTAGAGAGTCCAGCCGTTTCTGGAGCATTAAAAAACCTCGATTATTATGGTTGTCCTTCAAGTTGGGACAATCATAACAATCGAGGTGGTTATTTTGGAATGGGGTTGTTTACTGGGGTGTAAAATTTACTGGGTTGAAAAAATTATTTCTTTACAAGTCTATTTCGAATAATTAGCTTTAAAATAATTTATAAACATTATCAAAACAAGAAGTTACAATGGACGAAATATTCAAAACTAAAGTTGGATTTACTGTTACTCTACTAGCGGTAATCTTCACAATAAAACCACTTATCGACCAACAAGCCTCTTTAGGGTTTACGATTTTCGATTCTGCTATAACAATAAGTTACGCATATAATACTTTTGCTTTATTTTTATGCCTATCAGTATACTGTATTTCTCTCCAGTTCTTAGTCCCTGCAAGTGTATTACTTCCTAAACTGATTAACACCTTTTATGCCGTTGCGTTAAGTACCCCCCTATTTTTTGTTTTCTTTGGGGTACTACTCTTACATTTAATTGGATAACCAGCCATCTGCCTCTGATTTCTTCAGAACTTTTAAATTTTATCTCAGGAACCTTTTCTGGAGTTACGGCTTCACTTCTCACTTATATCTTAATACACAATTTTAACAAAAGACTTTCTAAAATAGACATCACACAGGAAAGAAAAGAAAGCTTCGAACAACTAAATAGAGCACGAAATTTATTTAAATCTGAAATGTACGACTTATCAGTTCTTGAAGCATTCAAAGTAGTTGAATCCACCCTACAAAGATTAACTGAGGCGTATGGAATTCCTCCACAAAAGAACTTCATGAATCTTTTAAAAGAATGCGGAAAACGAAACCTACTTGATCAAGTAGACATTAATTTACTTAATGATATTCGCGGTAAAAGAAACGCATCTGCCCACTATATAGACTCAATCGACAAAGAAACTGCAAATAACATTCTACATATTTCTACAATTTTAATTACAAAACTAGAATCAATACCTAATGCTGACGCCTTTACTTGGCTCATGTACAATAGGAACAATGTTATCAACTTATTCAAAGAAGGAAATTCTAAAAAATGCAAAGAAGCAATCAACAAATTAAGGACAGCATGGAATAAAAGAGATGGTGCAGTGTCTGGAGAAATTGGAATATTTTTTGAGACAGCTCTAATTAATGCTCCTCATCTCATAATCGAACTCTTTGATTCAAACGATCAAGAGTTAGAAAATTGGCTTAGCCAAATTGATTATCAAATTTTCACTGATTTTATAGGAGGACAAACACGTCTTATGCAAAAAACAAAAAATCAGATTATTCAAAGCCTTGAAACATATATTAGTCATTGTGATAGCCAAAAAAATATAAACAAAGCTACACGAATTTTAAATGCGGTTAAAATTGCTGAAATATATGAGATTGATTAACTTTACAACATGCCAAAATATAAATAAAAAAAGCACAATACATGAAAAAGAAAGCCAACAGAGAAAAGGTAATTAAACGCCTATCTAAAGAGAAATATCTATTCGCACCATTAACCTTATTTTCTGCAACATTTTTTTTAGTAATAATGGGTCTTAAGCAAGGGGGAGGAAACTTTCTTATTGAGGCATCAGCACTTCTATTTGCCTTATCTTTAGGTATTTTTGGGCCATTATCATATGTTTTATTTTTCCGAGAAATAAACTTTGATAAAAAAGTATTATTTAAGACTGAATACTATAAATTCGCTTACTTTCTTATGGTATGTGGATACATTAGTGTACCAACAGCGATAGCTATGCTTGTATTATCGGAGTCCTTATTGGCAGGAGGAATTACTGTCAGTGTATTTTTTCTTATCATATTCATCTCTACGGATGTGATCAAAGACAAATAAGCCCCGCTAAAGCGGGGCTTCTCTTATGTCCTTCGTATCTACTTCCTTACTTCCGCACTAACTCCAAAACCGCCGCAGGCTTCCCCCTCCGCGCATTCTTCTTTTGCACTTCCACTTCATACATACTGAAAGCTTCGGCCCCTTCTGAAATTGTCTTTTTGATTAAGCCCAACATAAAAGCTTCGCCATAACGGTGATCATCTTCCAGCTTTTCTTGCAAGTACTCAAGCGTACAGGCCGCCGACATCATATCCGAAACATGGTGACATAAATCATCTTTAAGCATGACGCACCTCCCCGCAAAGCCCTTGTTCCGCTTCGATCAGGGCATCATAAGCTAAAAGCATGGCTTGTCTTTCCGGCCTTGGGAGGCTGGACAAGTTTTTAAGCAGGAGTTCTTTGGCGGTGGCAATGCAGGATTCTGGAGAATTCTGGCTATAATCAGGATTTGCGGGTGCAGGAAGCTCTAACGGCTCCGATCCTGCCGGAAGCGGATTGTATGGCGCAATGCCCCAAAGCATACGGGGCCGTTCTCCGTTTACACGTGGGCGGGTTTCTTTAACGCTTCTTATCATGGCGTACAGGTCAGTAAAAAATCTTGCACGATGCACAGCTCGGCATTGTGTGCGTTTGCAATAAATCTGGTAACTTTCGTAAAGCTCAGTTTTTGATACTCTGCCCCATGAGGCCACTTCGCAAGCTTCTTCAATAAAAGCATGCACCGAGTTGTCACGGATCAGGCAATCCGAGATTGCTTGAATGGTTTCATTTTCTATCGGCCTGTTCCGCACACGCAAAAGTTCCTGCTCCATTGCATTGAAAGCTTCGATATAGCGAATCTTCCATTGCATGGCCTTCTTTCCGGTGAAGCCCATTACTAGCAGGGTGAAGCCGTCACGGGTTATGTTGTATGCGGGTCTGGCTTCGCCCTTGGCATCTAAATATTCAACGGGCTGAAAATTCAGCTCGTTAAATTTAACCGGAACTTCCAGTTTATCAATGGACTGTAAAACATTCTTATGCTGTTTGCCAAAATGATCGGCAATTGTAAGAGACGAAACAACGGGCTTACCATTCGTAATGATAAGCGTAGGGGAACCGACAACTGAACTGTTGTCAGAAGTGATTGAATTGGCTAAGTTCTGTTCAGCCATAACGCACCTCCAGTAAGGTCGTTTGTGGTTAGGCTCGGTTCTGGTGTTGTCGCACCGTTCCGGGCCGTTTTTATGGGCTACTTTTCTTCTTTCTTTTTCTTTTCTGCTTCGGCTATTCTTCTTTCCATTTCCTCTATGAATATCTCTTTAAAAGTTATTTCATGCTCCACGGCGTATAGTTTGTAACGCTTGTGGTCTGCCTTATCTATTCTAATGTTAAACGCTGTTGTTTCATTCGCCATAAGTACACATGTACACGCATACATAAAAATGTCAAGTGGGGATTATATTTATGGGTTGAAAAATATATCGCTTCCCAAAAAAAAGGACGGCTAAGAATTGAGCCATCCTTAAAGTCTAAAATATTTTTCCCATTATACGGTCACCTGAGTGCGTATTTGATCTTTCATTATACTTTCCACTTTATCTAGTCTTTCAAAAAACTCTCTGACTGCTTCATCTGCAGTACGTGAAGAAGTATCGTCTCCAAATTTATGATTAAAAATCAAACTTAATGCTTCATCAAATTCATTTTTAGCTTCACCTGACAAAATAGCTCCCCACGTCGACATATAATTAAGAAGCATGTCCTCTATACGAGGAAAATCTTGGATAGTTTCAGAACAAACCTCTCCCCAGTCTTTACCAGGGAAATCATTCCTTGGGTTAACTTTAATACTCAAAGCAATAAATGCTGAAGCAGCTTCTAATTCCAGTCGGAACAAAATTTCAGACTTCTGATATTTCATTTTTACAGACTCTGTCTGTTGAATTAAGTTGTTTTTAAAATCTTCAGTCTGTTGAACTAAATCATTTTTTAAAACTTCTAAATCTTTATTGTAGCGAGCTTTCTCTTTTTCCATCAGTCGATCAGCCCAAATTTTCCCCAACCAACTTGAACAAGCTGCTATGATTGCAGCACCGCCACCAAATGAGACTACAACTGCCGAAGCAATACCCATAGCTTCACCAAATTCCATACTTACTCCTTACATAAAAACTAAAACGAAATTTAAAAAACGCAACAACAAAGCCCGCCAGAAGGCGGGCTTTTTATAAACTATAAGGATCGTTTTTTTCTTTTTCGGTTAGTTTGTATAGCTCTATAGTATTCAGGCCTCTGATACTGTTGGTTGCAGTTATTACAAGTAAACCTACGATCTTCAACTTGAAGAGGTATATATTTACCCTCAGTATGACATTTTAAACAATACCTAACAAATTTACCTTCTATTTCAGTTTCATAAACGCCATAGTTTTCATTAAATGTAAGCTCACTGTCCCGTTTTAATCGATCTTCAAGCTCTTTAATCTTATTATCTTTTTCTAAAAGAACGTCTTTCACATCAGCAAACTGTATCTTTGCATCCGCCAAAGCTTCAATCAAATTTGCTAACTGCAACTTCAAATCTGCCTGTTTAATTGCATCACTAACTTCGCTAATTTTCTTAGTAATATCAATCGCAGTTTTAATTCCTGCCTGTGCTGCTTTTATGATCGCAATAGATTCCATTCAAAAGTCTCCAATTACTTATCTAATCTAGATACATACAAAATTAAATTCGATTAGTTCTTAACGGCCTATTCGATGGGTTCACAATCAGCACATTGAGTAAACCAATGTTCCTCACTAACAATATAAATTTCACTGCCCTGATCCCGCAAATCGATAGCCTTCTCAATCTTGCGCCCATAAGAAGAATGCTTCCAGTTCGGGCTGGAAAGGTCACCAATAACAAGGTAATCAACAAGCTTACTTACGCCACTTTTTACTTCACCACCTCGACTTGTAATCATATCCGCAACCTTATTGCGGACTCCAGTTGCAAACTTACCAGTGACTACAAAAATTTCATTTTCAAAAACCATAGATGGTTCTGGAATTGTAAGCGGCAACGTTGTTGCACCGGAACGGGGTATAGCTTCCCCCTCTACGGACTCCACACCCACAACCTTTCTAGCCAACTCGCAAAAGTTTTCCTGTTCTTCTTCTGTCCAAACATCATCAGCAAGATATTCTTCAAGCCGTTCTTTAAGAATCCGACCATGCCAATGACACAGGCAAGTATCATGCTCATCAATCCAATTCAGTAAAAAACGAGCTTCGGCTTCGACCACAACGCCATCAGCTAAAAGTCCACGGCACAAGCCGATAAGCTCATCAGCATCACGGTCGTCGCGCATGGCAATATTAAAACGTGAAATCAACGCCTCGTCACGATCATCAAAATTATTCATCAAGCACCCCCATTATTGAAATTGTTAATGAGAGTGTTATATAAAATATATAAGAGGATCAAGGCAGGATTGAAGATTAGGCATGAAAAAGCCCGCCGGAGGGCGGGCTGTAGCATTGCGCTTTTTTAGAGATTTCTTATGAAGTAAATGTCATCTAAAAATTGTATTATATATTTTCTATAAAATTATATCAATGTATTATCTATAAGTATATCAAGTGTGCTACAGCATAAAGTAAAATCAACGAATTAGTTGTCGAGGATGCTAAAGACGATTGAATCATGTTTTACATCATCAATTCTAAATTCAATTGCATCCGGTTTACCTAAACCAAATTCAATTTCTAAATAACAATTCTTGTTTTCGTATTCAGTTTCAAAGCTATAAATTCCATGTGGAAGACTTTCCAATGCTTCATCTGTTGGTAAACTAGAATCTAATTCAGGGAATGAAAATACAATCTTTTCTCGAGAATCAAGTGAATTTGGAAAAACGGCTATCGTTTTCATAATTCCTCCTAGGATAAAGGGTTAAGATATCTTGGACAATCCAAGACTCAATCACATTAATCACTTTTTTTAGATAAGCAAGATCTAATTCGAAAAATTAAGATACACTACGCTACTCCCTCTTGACAACAAACAACAAAAATATACAATACAGGTATGCAGTTTGAATACGATGAAAACAAAAGTGCATCCAATTTAGAAAAACATGGGATTGACTTCAAACAGGCGCAAGCCCTTTGGAATGATCCTAACTTGCTGGAAATTCCGGCACGTACTCAAGACGAACCCCGTATTTTCTTTATTGGAATTATGAACGGCAAACACTGGTCAGCCGTAACAACTCCACGCAATGGAGTTACCCGCATTATATCAGTGCGCCGTTCCAGAAAAAAGGAGGTGGAACTTTATGAAAGCTAAAGAATTTGATGATGCTTTTGAATCAGATCAGGACATAACTGAACAACTGGACTTATCCAAAGCCACCAGACCGAATAAAGACATTAAACGGGTGAACGTAGATTTCCCCGCATGGATGATAATAGCTTTGGATCGTGAAGCTGAAAGACTTGGTATAAATAGACAGGCTGTAATCAAAACATGGATTGCAAACCGCATAGACTCACAACACCCAACAGAACATTAATATACCCCGCTTCGGCGGGGTTTTCTATTCCCCCTGAATACTCTTAACCCCCTGCCCCATCTGAGCCAACAAGCACCCATGCTCCTTACACTTATGATACCGAATCTTAATCCCCCCATCCCACTTAGGCGATGAAGTAACCGGAATCCGCACAGCTCCACACCACGGACACACCGCGCCATCCTTGGGGCTGAATATTACGCCCTCTTTCGCTTTAGCCATTGCCGCCGCTATTAACTTGGCTGACATACTATCTACCACCGTTAGTGTAAGGATTAACTTTCTTTCTAGGGGCTTGCATCTTAGTTTTCATACCCGCTTGCTTGTAAGACTTAACGCCCAGCAAATCCGCAGCCGCAAGGTTGTATCCGGCAATATCCCATGCATGGTTGGGCCGCCCTTTCGGACACTCCCAAAACCCCTTTTCATTCACGTATTCAGCGGTCATTTCCCGCGCCCACGCATCCGAAACTTCGCTGTGCAGGTGATACGCTCCCGGATCAGCGGGATTAATGGCAAGGCGATTGGATAAAGCGTTCTTGTAATGCGTCACATTCACCCGCAAAAGCTTAAGGCCGCCGGGAATCGGTTTGTTTGAACCGGGGTAAATATCAATCTGGCTGTATGAAAACGGGCGGGCCATTGTCTGTTCACCTTTCAACGGCAGTATTCGCCCCCGATTAAGTCGGCAAAAATCGTAAACTTCATCTGTCCGATGCCCCATTGCATCTATTAGAGCCAAGCGCACAATATAAGGATTGCCTTCTGCGTCCTTGTATTCCCGTTCCCAAAGAACCTCAGCAAGTGCTTCAAAGCTGTCTACTTCACCATCAGCAATAAGCCACGATTCATGCACCATGCCGTAACCCCATGCACGAATTTCATAAGGGAAATATCCGCCCCTGCCGGACTGCGTATCAATGGCGGCAGTGAGACAGGCCACCACGTCACCACTCGGAACAAGCAAGCGAGGGCGATCATCTTTAAGCGCAAGAACCTTATCTTCACTGCGTTCCTGCTGATAGTTAACCCACGGTTCCGCCTTGTGAGAGTTCATAAAGTCCTTTAATTTTTCACGCCATTCAGGATTAAGGCCGGACTTCTGACCCCTCAAAAATGCGGCGGCTACTTCGGATAGAGAAACGAATCTCGACAGCCAACTAGGAATATGAAAGCCGATTTTCTTAGGCCGCTTCGATTTAAGGTAAGCTTCAAGCGGAGTGCCGGAAACACGATCAAACCATGCGCCAAAACTTACGGCCTTATCCCGTGTTCCATCATCCCACTTGCAACCCATGTTCGGGCATTCATACCACGCCAGCTTTTCGGCCTCGACCCGTTCGGCATGTTGGGAAGGATCGGCCTTTTCTCTTTCCGGCCATTTAATCTGGTCAAAATTCATTTCATGCTCATAACCGCAAATCGGGCAACGCACCTTATAGCCGAAAACAACCTGCGCTTCGATATTCAGAGCCGTCCAGATAGGGCCGCTTTCATTTGTCGGTGTAGAAATTTTCAAAAATTTGCGGTTGCGATAAGTACGCCCGCGCTTTTCCGCCAGACTGAGCGGATCGGCTTCTTTCTTGTTTGTGGAAGTGGGATATTTATCAATCTCATCAAAGAAAACATACCGGATAGGCTTGGATGCCAGACGGGATGCAGAGTGCGCCCAGCCCATATAGATCGGCATGTGCCGTAAATTTATGCGGAGCGAGGCTTCATCATCCGTTGAGCCAGTCAGATACTTTGTAAGTTTCGGTGAAGTTTTGAGCATGGGCAGAACTCTATCCCTGCTCGAATCCTTCGCCGCTGTCATATCGGGATAGATAATCATTGCCGGACTCGGTTCACGATCCACGGCATAGCCCAGCGCATTAAGCAGCACTTCGGTTTTACCAACCTGCGGAGCGGCACAGACAACAACGGTTTGAACTCCGCTATGGAAAAGGCTGTCCATTATGTCGGTAAGGTAAGGCGTTACATCATTGCGCCACATGCCCGGTAAGGAACTGGATTCAGGAACCAGAATGCGCGACTGCTCCGCCCATCTGCTTACCTTGATCTTTTTACGCTTCCGCAAAATCTGCTTTTCACCCCTGCTGAATGAAAAGGTGAACCGCTTCCCAATCATTTCCGGCGATATTGAAAAGCGACCGACCGGAACTGGTACAGCCCTTCCGTTACCTACCAGATTTTTAACTATCGAACTGGTTTCCACTTACAAACTCCATTGTGATTTCATCAGTACGCGCAAACTCGCTCAGTAATTCGTCTAGCTCGTCATTCAAAAGCTGAATGAAAGCGTCTTCATGTTCCGGATTCCCTTCAACAGCATGGATTAATTCACGCCCTTTCATCAAAAACAGTTGGCGAAGGCCCGTATCCAGTACCGAAGTTTTACCCGCCATAAGCATTTCCACGCTTTCACGGTCAATGAGCTTGCCTTGTGTCTGCTCAAGTTTCAGCCGCCTAAGCTCCGCTTCGTATTCCTTGTCCTTGGCTTTCGCTTCCTGAAAACGCTTTGCCGCATCACCAGTTAATCCTTCCTCGTCCGGCTGTTCCGCTTCCACTTTTTTACCAACGGGAACCCAGCCGAGTTGCAGGGCAAGTTCTGAGATATCACTTTCGTAATATTTGCCGCCAATGGGCTTCACCTGTTTATCCTTCCCGACGTAATTGAAGAACGTACGCCGCGAAATCTGCCAGCCTTCCTGCCCGAACTTAATCCAAGCTTGATTTATAGAATTGTAAAATTTTTCAGCCATTTAAGTAGCACCTGAATTGTGAAAGTGACACGTTTGATACAGTTTGTGCAGTGTGCATATTTTTTAAAACATTCCGTGTGCAAAAGACTCGAGCCTCACGTTACCCGTGTTTCGGGGATCGCTGGGGAGTACCTAAAGGCAACATGGTGCTGATAATTTTCTTTGGTGGTTCGTCACCGTGAAAAGGTAAGCGATTCAGGTAGCATAAACAGATCAACGGCGCGGCTTGCTCAAACAGCTCCCACATTTGCCACACGGTTTCACCATTCGCCTTGCCCCATGCTTCATCAATCACCACGACCAGCTCATCCGCCTTGTTTCGTTTGACCATAAACATCTGCCGATGCTCCCGAATCAATACGCCTAGCTTCTTCATTGCCTTGTGTCCGATTTCAAATGACTGCCAATGCCGATTGAATTCATCTTCGGATATAGGTTCAACTTCTTCCTGTTGGCATAACCGTTTGAACTTATTGAAAGCTGTTTCCGGTTCACCCTTTTTGTATTTGCTTTGAAGCTTTGCCAGTGCATTCATTTCGGTACCATGTCCAAGTCTTGTCCCGGGTCGATTAAAACCGAAAACAATTGATAACTCTTATTTTTTTAACATCTGTCCAAGTGGTCCGTGTACCAGACCATAAAACCAAATGCTCAGAGTCTCGCGTGCGGGTACATATACGCGCACACGCACGTAAGGAGATTTCTGAATTGACGTGGACCGTTGGTACCACGTGGACAGAGCCAGTATTCATGCGGGTTTGCAAAATTACATGCGGGACCGAATGGACCGGACACATGGACCGTCTCGCCAAGGGAGCGGATATTTGCATACATGAATCAAAATGTCCGGCAAACGAGGCGCGGCCACGCTGCCGATTTGAAAGGGGTGCGGGGAAAACAGACATCATGAAGCCGTCAACTCAAACTTAGTTTTAATGCCAGTAATCATGCGACAACGCCGACCATCTACACGTGGCCGTGTCTCTCTGAGAGTCTTGACCGCTGAATAGAGTTCTCTGAAAAAGTTCTCCTTATGCATGGGCTGATAGCCATTCTTACCGCTGTAATCACGATAGGATTTATAGAGCGAGTCCTTCGATTCCTTAACCCCGTCTGATATCTCGCAGGTATCCTCGACAAATGCCTGAACAGGATTGTTGAGCCGTCTGTAATCCATTAGCAGATCAATTGTTTCATCCGATGCCGTAAACCGCCCCTGCTCGTACAGACGATGCAGACCGACCAACGCCCAATGAAATATTTCCGACAGCTCGTTCTCTTTGAGTTCTTTGAATAGATTTGGATTGCGATCAGGATCACCTTCGAGATATTGCCGCTTAAATTTGATAGGCAACATGCGCCTGAAAAAGCCGTCCGTATTATCCAGAACACGAGGCAGTTTATTAGCCGCAAATGCCAGCTTACAGAACGGCGGGAACTCAAATGAATCTTTATGCTTAAATGCGCCCTGAATAGTGTCACCGGAAACAACAGCCTTAAAGGTAGGTGTTTCCATAGCGGCAGAGCCTATTTCAGTAGAAATATTGAGAAGCTTGTTATAGAGGCTGGCGCGTCGGAACTGATCTTCCAAATCCTGAAACGCCACCGCCGAACAGTTTGCAGGGGCAACAAGCTCCCGCGCAATTTTCAGGTATGTTGATTTACCATCCGAACCGTCACCGAGAAGCAACAGACATTTTTCATAATGCACGTCACGAGTCAGACAATAGCCCATGAACTCTTGGAGCTGAGCAATAGGTTCGGGAGTCTGAACCGTTTCATCAAGAAACTTAAGCCAACGGTCACACCTAGAAGCTGAATCCGGATTAAACGATACACCGAGGCAGATTGTAGAATAGTAATCAGGTTCATGCGATTTAAGCTCAAGCGTTTTTAAATTGAGCATGCCGTTTTGCAGACACACCCATTCACCACGGTCATTAACTTCCCGACCATGCGGAAGATTCGCAAGGTTAATGGCTAACGACGTGGCATCGTTCACACGTGCGGTTGTGGCTTCTATGCCGAGGTAATTGGTAGCCGCCTGTTGCAGGTTGCCCCGTGAAATTTGTTCCCAGTATTTGCCGTTCCAGCGATAGAGCAATCCTGTAAGGTCGTCATAAAGCAAAGGCTGATCCTGAAGCAGTTGATCCGCCAAAAGCCGAGGCTTGAAAGTACGCTCCCGAAAAAACGCCCATTCTCCGCCACTTTCACCCGCTTTTGCAACCTCAACCTTGCGAGCAGATGCAAACAACGCTTGTAGAGCTTTTGCATTCTGCTTGAACTTCACAAAGTAATCTGTCAGGTCCATCCCTTCTTTTTCGGGCAATGAACCATCTTGATTGCGGCCCATGAAGTCCGGCCATTCGATTATGCGGACAGACCTTGCGACTTGAACCAGACAGCGAGCCGCATTATCTGCATGTTCCTGCCCCGGTTGATCCGCATCATAAGCAATAATTACATCACGCCCATTAAAAGGCTGTAAATGCTCATTTGACCATCTGGCGGTCTTTGATGTTTGAGTAATGGCATTGAAACCGTAAGACAGAGCGCAAATAGTATCCGGCTCCCCTTCGCACAAAAGCACAGGGCCGGACTTACCAAGCAAAGCAGGAGCCGGAAACAAACGAGCGTTTCCGTATCCCCTGCCCCATGACATAATCTTTTTTTGCAGATTAGTGCCGGGCTTGCGATACAAGCGGATATTATGAAGCTCACCGTTATTGTCACGAATAGGAATAGCAACACGCATGGATTGACCGTTGATTGGGCGAACCTTGTTCTCCTTGTCCCTGAACACCATCTGCATACGCAAATCAAGCCGCTTGATGATATCAGGATTCCAGCCACGCTCTTTTTGCAACAGCTTGAACCAATCATCCGGCAACAGGTGCATGTAACCCCAAATATCTTCGGGGATAACAGCACCACCGCCACGCTTAGATTCCTTGCGCTTTGCTTGAACCGTCTGCTTTACCTTTGGCGCATCATTAACGCCATGCCCGTATTTATCTTTAAATTCTTTAAAGGCTAGCTCATTAGGCAAACCTGTAACCAGACTATAAAGCTTAATCAGGTCGCCACAGTCGGTGCATCCTGCTAAACATTTGAAATAATCTTCTGTAAAATTATACCCGAAAGATGGATTATCATCTGAATGAAGAGGACACTTGCCATTCAGCCAGTCGCCTGATTCTTCCGAGACTTCAAAAAGAGTACGAGCAATGCTCGCTCGTTCTTCTGCAGAAAGATTTGTTCCGGCCCAGCCCATAGTTATTCCTCAACCAGTGCTTTGATGCCGTTACGCCAATGCAGAGCCGCAGAAATGAACTCCATCATTTCTTTTTCAAATTCTGCAAATTCATGCGGTTCAATCCGTCCATCTTCCATAATTGAGGCAAACTTAACCACGGCATCGCTGAACTCTTTAGTTGTCCGGTTCATGTCGTTTTCCAAGTGCCCTGTAAAAATGCCCGCTTCCGGCAACGGAAAAACCACCATATTCATCTGGTGGGCAATTGCCTCAAGCGGCGTAATTGAACCGCATGTTTTCATAAGCGGCACAAGGTCCAAAACACCCATTTTTGCGGTAGAATCTTCGGGGTTCAGTTCCTTGTATAAAGTCCAATGGCTTTTAGCAGACCCGAAAGTCTGTTCGCTTATTTGCTCAACCGATAAAGTCCGATGCCGTAGCACCATATTTTGAATTTCTAAGGCTACGCTTTTACGTGAATTATTCATGACTTCCCCTTATGTCTTCCAAAGCAAATCTTTATCTGTAGTAGATAGAGCGTTACTCCGGTGCTATTCTGTCTTTGCTATTGTTAATCCGATCTTTGACATTGCCTTTCGGAGCCTCCTTCTGATATCGAATTTAACAACACTAATTCTTAAACCTTTAATCAGAAGGAAGACTCCCAAATGGCTAATAAAAAATTCTGTCCAATACTCGGTGAAGACATCAATGAAGATGGCGAAAAACCAGACAGCTGTGACCATGAAAATTGCAAATTCAACGTTTATATAAATAACATTGGTAGAATTTGCGTTTTATTTCGGTCATACGTGTTGGATAAACGTATGAAGTCACAAATCGATGGTATTGAACACAAACTTAGATAACCCTAAAAATAGTCATTTCTTACTTCGAGCTTAGATAGAGCATGGAGAGAAGCATCTTCTTCAGAAAAGCCGACCTCTTTGAAAACACGGATATATCCTTCAAGCTTTGCTTTGAATTCCGCACACTCTTCTGGTAGCTCTCGTTCACTGGTAGATTCACGCAGGCTTTCGCTTTTGGTGAAGGCCTGTGTTTTACCCTTTTCCACAAACTCTGAATGAAACTTGGCATGCAGTGCGTAAAGAGCCGTTTCTAACAGCACTACCTGCCCTTTAGTCGCATCTGAGGGTAGAGTAATAATATAACCACCGTTTTTCAGTTCAAGAACTTGTCCATCAATGGCTGTAAAAATATGCATCGTGACTTTCTCCTTTACTTTTAACTGGGCATACGCGCCCTACAATCATAAGTTTAATTATATCCAGATGCCGGACATGAGTAAGCCGAGTCAGGTCCGGTTTATTGCTTAATGATATTTTTTATGGAGCCTCCGGTGGTGGAGGATTTGCGGGCAAAGGAAATTTTTCGGGATATGCTATATGCTGAGCTAAGCGAACAACTGTAGAATCAGCTCGATTTGAGGATTTAATACGGCGAAAGGATGCAGGATGGATTGATAGCGCATCGGCTACATTACCCTTGCCTAACTTTTCCTCTAACTGGGAGATTAAATCTTGTGAGAATGGTTCGCTTCGTTTCATGGGGACATTCTAGCGCAATTTACACTAGATTGCCAAGTGCAATTTTCAAACTTACTACTTAGGCGATTTTCGCCTAATCATAAACAATGAGCGCAGAACTATTTGAACAAACAGTTGTTGAGGAAATTTGCCGCATTGCGGACGAAAAAGAAATCAACCATAGCCAGCTTGCAAAAGCTGCATTTGGTGATGCGGAAAAATCAATAACTAGATGGAGGCAGATTAGGCTTCCGAGAAAGACCACTGGCAAACCTCAAGCTCTGACAGTGGCAGATACATATAGATTATGTGAGGGACTAGGTATTGAACTAGGAACATTAATGTTTAGAGCTAGTGAACGATTTAAAATGAAGCAAACCTCGCCAAATATTCAATCTAAAAACGTGCTAAAAACTGCACCCAACTAATATTCGAATAATAGCGTTCTAATTTAAAGGGGGAGAAACAATGAAAAAGACTTCACCATTACTTGATCTTTGCAATTTCACCACTTCAAAAAAAAAGAATGTTAACAAGCGAAAAACAAAAACATTTTTTAATAAATTTGATCAAGGAACTGAACTTAAACTTGATTTATTTGAAAAAACTATCAAATCATGGATCCCTGTATTCACAAGCCAAAACTATATCACCACTATTAATATTATAGATTTTTTCGCAGGTGAAGGTAAGGATTCTTTAGGCAAAAAGGGAAGCCCTCTAAAAGTACTGGATACAATCAAATCATACAAAAATTTAATAAGAAATCGAAGCTCACCTTTAAAGATAAAACTCCATCTAAATGACGATAAGCCTATAATTACTTCAGCACTTAAGGCTCACTTAAATGAAATTTTAAAAACAACTCCAGATTATCTAGACATTAGTATTTCAACTAAGCCTTTCCAAGATATTTTTTACGAGCTTCTACCTCAATTACAAAAACCAGATGTAGCCAACTTTCTTTTCATTGACCCCTTTGGTTTAGCCTTAACAAAAAAACTTTTCCAGCAAATCTCTTCTCTAAAACGAACTGATTTTATTTTATTCACTCCAGTAACAAATGTACAAAGATTTTGCGAACAAGACGGCTTCGCAAATCATTTCCCTGGATTAAAAAGGTCTCATTTTGAAAACCCCAAAACTGCACATCGAAAACTCTGCGATTATATGCAAGAAAATTGGGCTGACAGTGGATACTATTTACACGCGTTTGCAATTCAAAAAGAGACTGGCAATAGACACTGTCTAATCTTCGGAAGTAGCAACCAATTAGGAGTATATAAATTTATTGAAACTTGCTGGAAAGAAGATCAAGAAAATGGAGAATCAAACTTTGCTTTTGAGGGAGATTTAAAAACAAGTGAGTGCCTTATAATCCCAGAATTAGCTGGTTCAAAAAAAGTTAAAAATTTTAAAGAAAGTTTAGAAAATCTAATTAAAGCAAAAAAAATAAAATCAAATAAAGACATATTTGATTATGCATTAAAAGCTGGATTTCACCCTCCATCAAAACATATTAAATCTACTCTAAAAACGCTCAAAAACAATAAAATTATAAATAATAATTTAACAAGATTTGGACTTTCCTATGCGAGCGTCATGAAGGGGGTTGTGGACCTAGAATTTATATCTTAAGAGAGTCGTATGGCTTTAACTAAAATAGAATGGACAGAAGCAAGCTGGAACCCAATGACGGGCTGTTCCAAAATAAGTGCAGGCTGCAAAAACTGTTATGCAGAACGCATGGCTTTAAGGCTGCAAGCAATGGGTAGTGACAACTATTCAAATGGATTTGATCTAACAATGCACAAGCATGTTTTACTTAAACCTTTTGAATGGAAAAAACCTCAAATGATATTTGTAAATTCGATGAGCGACATTTTTCATGAGAATGCTCCTTTTGAATTCATAAAAAGCATATTCGCCACAATGCACATGGCTAACTGGCACACATACCAACTACTTACTAAACGATCAGGTAGGCTCAAACAACTAGCCACAAAGCTATCTTGGGCCAACAATATTTGGATGGGAGTTACAGTCGAATCTGCTGAATATAAACATCGAATTGACAACCTACGAGAAACACCTGCAAAAACAAAATTTCTATCATTAGAACCCCTATTAGGCCCAATAGGTGAATTGAACCTTGATGGCATTGATTGGGTTATTGTTGGTGGAGAATCCGGACCCAATTCACGACCAATGGAAGAAGCTTGGGTTCTTGATATTAAAAACCAATGCTTAGCTCAAAAAACTCATTTCTTTTTTAAGCAATGGGGCGGAAAAAACAAAAAGAAAACTGGCAGAAAACTCGAAGGGACAACTTGGGATCAAATGCCCACGCCAGTATCAATATAACTTCTAAAAAAATTATCCCCGTTAAAACGGGGTTTTTTTTGTTCAAAAATCATCATCTATAAACCACCGCTTTAACAACAAAATAACACCACTCCTACACAATAGTGCAATTTACACTATTTTTATATTGACATATAGAGCAATTTGCACCACCATCATTTCTAACACAACGACCACAAGCCCGAACGCACCGCGCGAAACATCCGGAGCAAGTACGCCTTGAATCAGCGTGTTAATTGTTAATAATGGCAAATTAGGAGTGTTTAAAATGAGTGAAGAATTCGACCCTGCACCAACTCACAGGGCATGTAGCATTGCCTTAAAAATGGTCAAAGTCCTTAAAGATGAAGATGTGACATGTTCCTTCACAAGAGAGAATATATGTCTTCTCGTAATAATTATGGTCTGCGGTCATCACGGCCTTAGTAACATCAAGAAATCATTGTTTGATAAATGATAGGGAAAAAATCTGTCAGAGCCTTGCTTATAAGAGCTCTTCCCGCATCAGCGGAACCGTCTTTTAAAATTTTAAGCAAGTTGTCTCCGACCGACATTTTCCCATCAATTGAAGAAGGAACTAGCTTCATAAGCTCAAGCCCCTTAGCGGAAAGGGTAGCATTATATGCACTTCTAGCATCAGTTTTAGAAGCATTAATAAATCCTGCTTCAACTAACCATAAAATAGTACTCCCAGCTATTTTGGTTTCGAAATCAGGTTCTTCAAATCCTTGCTCGTTTTCTATGAGCTTTCCACCGGAAAGACGAACATCAACGAGCCACATGGGAACAGGGAAAGATTCGTAAAGTTCTGTAAAAATTTTGGCCGTATACTGATTAAAAAGTTCAATATTAGTAGACATATGCTTATCTCCTTTTATTGAAACTTCTAACCAAAATAACTGAAAGTCAAATAGTTTTCGAAGTCTGTGAAGGGCTACATGGATATAGACACCTCCCACAACTTGGGTGTGCCGGAACTCCCCTTTCCGGCCCCCTCACAGGCTTCGAAAAAGAAAAAGGAGATAACAGTATGTCTCTACATGTAATCTTTCACCGCAAGGTAACTTTTGAAGCGAAATGTACTTACTGCGGAGCGCACGAATGGTTAACCAGTGCGGAAGCTGTGACCAAGTTCACCCATGACCACGAAGCCTGTAATAAGCTTTATGAAGCGGAGTTTGAACAATCCTTGTGTGCACAAGAAATTCAGGAGGCAATCAATGCTGAAACCCGGAATGCGAGTGCAGATTAAACGCAAGTATAAACATCCGGCAGTGGTTGAAATTGACCGCTTTGATTCGCGCGGCTTCTGGATAGGATTTAAAATAGTAAATGGCCGTATAGACCGAAGCTGGTTGCGACTATTCAAATCAAAAGACGTAACCGCCGTTATGACCGAATGCGGTTTGCGGTGTATATTCCAAGAAGTTTTATAAAAAAACAAGAGCAATTCAAATGACATTAACAAGCACCCTTCAATCCCACTTAGGCCGCCGCTACTCTACCGAAGATGTAGCAATTGCATTTGCGAAATCCAAAAACTGGGTTTATAGAAATGCTGCCGCTATCGGCGGCGTTCGCATGGGAAAAGAATGGGTGTTCTTTGAAATAAACATGGTCAATTGCCTCACCAGAGGAACAGACGATGCCAATACAGCGAAAAAACAAGACCACAGAGAAGAAGGAATGGTTTGCAAGGATAACCTTGCCGAATGGAAAGCAGAAAGAAAAGAAAACTACGACCAAAAAGGAAGCCTTAGATTGGGAATGTATGATGAGGCAGAGGTTAAGCGAATTATCGACAACCCCGACCCTTTCAATCTCCTTACACAGTCTCACCACTAGGCACCTTGAAGCACAACTTGCCAAGGGAATCAGCCCCCGCTGGTTTCAGGATAAAAAAATGGTGCTTAAGGAGCTTCTTAACGCTTCCGGAGTAAAGCCGCTTGAACCTGCGGTTAATCTGGATCACGAAACCGTCCGCAAATTCCTTGATCAAATCGCCTCTCTTAAAAGTGGACATAGAGCCAACAGATACCGCCGCCATATTCTTAGAATGTGGGCATGGGGTTGCAAGGCGGGACTGACTAAGGGTGACTGCCCTTGGGAAGTAGAAAGGTATAAGGAAATACGAAACCCTCGCTATATCCCTACAGAAGACGATTTCTGGAAACTCTACGAATCAGCGGATCATGTTTCAGATGGTTCTACCCATTCAACAGGTATTTACCAACTGGAGCCGCACCGCAAAACGCTTTTGCTTACCTTCCTGCATACTGCGGGTAGAAAATCCGAAATTCTGAATCTGAAAAAAGAAGACCTCGACTTCTCAGCCCGTAAAATACGTCTATGGACTGCCAAGCGTGATGGAGGCGTTGAGTATGACTGGATTCCTATGACTCAGATTCTGCATGATGAACTTATAAAACATCTTGCACGGCAAAAGGTTAACTTCCCGTTTACTGAATATGTATTTGTTAATCCGGCAACTGGACGGAACTATTCAAGCGTAAACAAGATGATGGAACGCATGTGTAAACAGGCAGGAGTAAAGCCTTTCGGATTTCACGCTATCCGCCACCTCACCGCCTCTATTCTGGATAATAAAATGGTTCCTATGGCAGACATTCAAGCAATCTTGCGTCACAAGTCACCGGAAACAACCGCAAGGTATATCCATTCAATTAGAGGCGCAAAAGTGGCACTGGATGAAGTGTTTGGAACAGGAAAAGTTATTCCGCTGAAGAGCAAAAGAAAAGCCTCCGCAAAAGCGAAGGCTTGA